GGGGGACAAGCAACCGGCCAGGCCTTGAATCGCAAACATACAAATATAAAGACACTTGCGGAAAGTGCGGTGCTGTCAGAATTGACAAGCAGCTCGGACTTGAGAAAACCCCGGAAGAATATGTTTCAAATATGGTTGATGTATTCCGGGAAGTCAGAAGGGTGCTGAAAGATGATGGAACGTGCTGGCTTAATTTGGGTGATAGTTATTCTTCAAATGGAACCGGGTCTGTAAATGATAATGTCTCAACCCTCGGCGGCGGTAAATTAACTCAACAAGTAGCCAGCGTGAGGCCGAGCAAGGACGAGTGTGGGCTTAAACCAAAAAACCTAATCGGTATCCCGTGGCGTGTAGCCTTAGCACTTCAGTCCGATGGTTGGTATCTCAGGCAAGATATAATTTGGCACAAGCCGAACCCGATGCCGGAAAGCGTAAAAGACCGATGCACGAAAAGCCATGAGTATATATTTTTATTAAGCAAGTCGGCTAAATATTATTATGATGCCGATGCGATAAAAGAGCCACAAGAAGAGTATGAAAGAAAACGGCGACTGCGGGAAAAATCACAGGGTTTGAAATCGACTTATAAAATAGCTTCTGAAGGGAAAACTGGCCAGACGCCGCAATCTGGATCCGGCAGCGTTAAAAATGTTCAAAAACGCCACGAATTGGCAGAGATCGGGACCCGGAATAAACGCTCAGTCTGGACAATACCAACAAAACCATTCCCTCAAGCCCACTTCGCAGTCTTTCCCCCGGCATTAATCGAGCCATGTATTTTAGCAGGATGCCCGAAAAGTGAGACAGTGCTTGACCCGTTCATGGGAAGTGGAACAACGGCGCTTGTATCTTATAAGCACGACCGGAAGTTTTTAGGGATAGAATTAAATCAAGAATATATTTCAATGGCAATCAAGCGAATAGACAAGGAAACAGCGCAAAGGAAATTATTCTAATGCCTGAAAAAAGAATACCTCTTGCACAAAAATGTATGTATTGCGATGGCTGGGGCTGGAAAAGCACACCTGCAGGACCGGTCTTATGGTGCTCAATTTTAGAGAAATTTTTAGAAGGTGACATGCCTGGAGAACAAATACATCCGGAGTGCTGGGTGCTCAGGCAACCCGCTCCAACCAGGCGTGAATGCCTGCATTTAATCATAAAGGATTAACCCAAAACAAGGAGGTAAAGTCTAATGATTAATCGACAATATTATTTTCAGTGCGGGAACGTTGCAACCCATTATGTTCACATAGAGCATGGTTCGGGTTGTCCAAAATGTTCTGCCCTCCTGGTTGAGATAACCGCCGAGTGTCCGGATTGTGGTAAAAGGATCACTGTCACCAAGCAGCAGGGGAATTTAAGCCGTTGCCGAGAATGCACCCTTGCTTTATACGGGCCCGGATATTTCAGAAAGCATAAAAAAAGGGAAAAGAAAATTCCACAGGTCTTGGCCCAGGCGCCCACCGTAAAACTAAACTATTTTGACCATGGCAGCACAATATTTATTTGTTCCCTGCTGGCCTCTTCCGAGGTTATCAGGGGTCATGGCACCCGGCATGTTGCCAGTCCATACGGCTATTAACATTTAACCCAGCAGCACCCAGGAAAGCAAAAAGGAGAATGAGATGGAATTAAAATTTACAATCGACACAGAAGACCTTGGGTATTTTGATGAAAATGGAGATATGAGGGGTAAGTATTTAGAGGATCTAATTACTGAGGAACTTTCCAGAACAATAATGAAGGGCTTGTCCACAAAATTAGTATCGGATCAATTCAAAGCGTTTTCTGTAGCAGCCCAAGATAAGGTGATGGCTGAAATCAAATTAAAACTAGAAAATTTCCTTTCGGAAGAAATTGCATTAACTGATAAATGGGGAAAGGCAACATTTGTCGGCAGTTTTGAGGATCTGATAAAATCAAGATTCGATGAGGTTTTATTAAAACCCGTTAATTCGGATGGGAAACCGCTTCGGGGCTGTACTGCGGACGGGAACACATGGATAGAATGGAAGCTATCACATATCCTTGAGGGCAGGCTGAAAACAGAAATCAATTCCGCAAAAAAAGAAATAGACCGGGAGATTGACAAAAAAGTGAAGAGCGCACTTCAGGAGATGAAGGATGGTGCTATAAAGACTCAGGTAGACAGTGTTTTTTCGGCTATTCTTAAACAGGTCAAGGAATAAAAAGGGGGTGCCCATGAATCCGATAATTGACATAAAAGGAAAACGCGGGGTTTGGTACCAGGATGTTAATTATGATTCAAAAGAAGAAGTTTATTTTTTTTGGTGGCTCCAGGAGTTGGTGGCTGCAAAATATGTGCTTGAATTCGATTATCATTTAACCGCCCATCGTTTATCGGAGGCCGTAAAATACAGCTACGAAGAAGAATATTTAACAAAAGTTAATAAGATCCGGAAAACCAGGACCAAAACCAAAGTTTTATATTCAGCGCATTTCTACAAGCCTGATTTCAAGATTGTGTGGGGCCTGAATTCGTATAAGCTTTTTTACGGGTACCAGTGCGATGAAAAAAAATACCCGTTCTATATGTGGGCTTATGGCCGGCCATCCTGGATAGATGTCAAGGGTAAATATAACCCGCGCGATTCCGATACAAAAGCCTTTGTAATGAACCAGAAGTGGATGTTTCAGCGGCATGACCTGTATGTTCAAGCGATCGTGCCGGAGTTCTTATTTGAACACACATTTTACCCTGAAAGATATCGATACACAGACGTTGCGCTCAGGCCCAGGAAAGGCGCCGCAGGCTTTACAACACTTCGCCAGTTCATCACCGTTAAGATTTCGGAGGTTGCAGGATTATGAAAGATCAAATCATAAGACAAACATTTATTGACTTAACGGATGAAGTTAAGGGCGATCCTAATTTCTACAACCGATTTTTCAAGGTTGCCGTTGTAGCCCTTGAAAGCAACCTGAGGCCGTATCTGGAGGGTGGATATGAGTCTTTGCCCTTGGGGATAATAACTCAAAAAGGAAAGCAGTTTATATACAGGGGTGTTTACATGACATATGTTGAACATTATGATATGAAATGGGGTATGGAAAGGGGTTTTATTTCAGCCATAATCGTAAAGAAAGACTCTATTTCATGTACTATCTGTGGAAAAGCTAATATGGGTTGGGTTTGTTCCAGTTGTGCAAAACTAAAATAAACCAGCAAAGCCAAGGAAAACAGAAAAGGCCGGCGTAATGCCGGCCTTTTGTTTTGCGTGTATGGTTATTTTATATAAGCTTGCTTAACCGGTTCTTAATCCGGCAAAGATCGTTTCGAATGATCATACTTGCCTGGTCGCGGACGATTTTATCACTTAACATATCTAAAAGCTTAATTCCGGCTATTGCAATTTTAATACAGTCTGCAATTTCCCGCTTTATTTCCTCCAGGCCCTTAACTGTCTCTTTTGTTCCCATGATCCAATCCTCCTTACGTCAAAGCTAAAACCTCAGACACCAGGTCCGCATAATCTTCTGACGTTCGCCTATGTGCTTTGAAATACCGCCCCCAGGCACACACATAGTGCGCTGTTATGTTGCTGGTTTCATACTCGCACATCCTGAAGATCTCGGCGCCGTTAATGGTCCGGTGCTTTTCAGGCGGCAAAACTTCCAGTGCAGACATAAAAGTATTTTGTGAGATTTCAGTCCAGTCAGAGATTGCAATCCTGTCTTCTGCGTCCCGGATCCGGCTCATGGCTGCATCCGTTGTAATACAGACACACTCCGGTTTTGTTTTCAGGTATTCATCAACTGTGAGATTCCGACCGTGTGATTTGTGCGCTGTGAAATCGCAAAAGCCATTTTTCACGGTGGTATTAAGGTGAAGCTCCCCTGGTTTGTATATTACCATATCCATTTTATTTGTCCTCCCCCTGTTCTTTTAAAAGTTGCCTGTATGGTTTGGTCCGGTACTTTTCCGTCAGCCTGTCAACATCATCGCTCATAATCCTATCCAAAAACTTGCCAAATACTGTAATCCAGTTGTCCATTCAATCCTCCCTTATCCCGGCTGAAAACAGTCTGTGTCATAGCGAACAATCCAGGAATCCGAGCCCGCATATTTCAATAATGCTGCGTAAATTGGTTCCCCGTCTTCGAATGCCCCAAAAACCTTGATCGTGGTCCGCGTCTTCTCAACTGCTAAACCTGCATCTTCTGCCTGCTTAACAATGTTCCGAACCTGCGCGGTGGTCCCTATGCATGCTTTCATGGCGCCCCCTTTGTTATTTAGCATACCATCGGCTTGAATCATCAAGATACCAAGCATCGCAAAAGTCTTGCGGTGTCGGGTATGCCATTGTTTTTCCCTGAGAAACCCGCTTGTAATATAATTCAGCTATTCCTTTCTCAAATCGTTTGAAGAATTTAGGCCAGCGGTCACGGTACGCCTTGTGAATCTTTCCTGTTTTCTCTGAATGATAAGGGCATACAACACACCCTATCCGGTCAAAGCCTTCATCATACAAAGACGGATAAGCCAAACCGTGTTCTTTGATAAAATCCCATATCTGCCATTCCTTCCAGTACAGGATGGGATAATACATAGTGCGACCCTTCCACTTATTTATCCGTGGTCGGCTTGCCCTTCGTGTGCTTTCCTCTGCCCTAATACCCAGAACTTGATCAGTGTCGGTTTTTTTAAGAAGTGTACAGCACCATCTAAGCCTATCACTCGGTGGAACGTGTACTGACAGATCCCTCCAAAATGTTCTCTTATTTTTGTGAAATACACAATGCGGATAATTCTTGCGAATAAACCTGACAACCGCCGGTGCGTCTAATCCGGTAAACGAATATGATAGCGAATGCGGAAGACCCGATAGTTCCATTAATTTAGCTGTAACGATCGAATCTTTGCCACCTGAAAAGCCAACAGCTATATCAGCAGGCACATTTCCTTTAATGAATTTAATTGCTTCATCTGTCATAGCCTGAACAGAATCAAGCTTAGGAAAAAGTATCATATTAATATTCAACCCTTACATCAGTATGTTTGCCGCCGTCTTGCTTAACAAATACGCTATACTTGGTGAACGGGCGGAGCTTCGGATTTTCTATCCTGAAGACAACCCAACTATCCCCGGCTGAATCTCTTATAATACCATCACCATATCCGCTATCAGCAAGTGTCCGCCATCGCTCATTTGTACTTGATCCCATTTGAAACCCCCTTTGTTTGGTTATTAATAAGCCTATGCGGTGCTTCCATGGCTGGAAGCACCTTGTTAAGCCTACTAAAACTGTTGGATTATAACGCCACCATCAAATTGTATAACCTGTGTGCGGTCACTAAGATACACAAGCGATTCAGTGTCATCATCAAGCTGTTGTTCACAGTCCGGGCAGGTATCACCTGTTTTACCGTCTTGCTCTGAAAGTCCTTCGCCACAATGCGGGCAGGTATCAAGCTCAAAGCCGTGTTCTCTGGCACAGTCAAGGATTGTGTCATATTCAGCATATTCACAGCAGAGAGCTATTACATCAAGTTCAACCGGTTCCCCTGTGTCCTCTTCGTACTGTTCAAGATAATCAAACAGCGCCTTTTTACCTTCATAAGAAAATTGATCTTGCCTACCCATTGCCTGAAATGCTTGCTCAAAGTCATAGGAATTGATTGATTGTATCATAATGCCCCCTTTTAATTGGTTAAGATTAGAAAGATTGTGCAAGCAGCCCAAACAAGCCACGCGGCTGAAAGTAGCAGTTTGTCGATGATGTTCATACCTGCAAACCTGTATTTTTTACCCATATTGTCCTCCTTTTGAGTGTTTGTGTTTGATTATATGTAACGCAAGACCCATGCCACACTGTCAAGACTATCGAGATAAATAGGCAAATAGTTCTAACGTGCTGATAATGAAGGCAGATATTAATATCAGGGTAACCCTGAATTGTGCAAGATGGTAAACAAACATGAACTACTTTTGACGAAAAACGGCACATTGACTGACGAAAAACGGCAAATAGTACTTGACTCAAGATTAATTACCATTGTAATAATCAATCATCACATGCCGGACTTTGATCCGGTCACATCTCAAACCTCCTTGAAAACGCCTCTCCTCCCGGTGGGTGCCTGGGGGGAGGGGCCACCTTATTCGGGCAGAATGCACTCCACTAACCGAAAGGGCAGAAAGATTGAGCCGACCCACTTCCTTCACTAACAAAATACAATCACAGATTAAATCCCTCGCTCTCCTCGGTCTTACCGACAGCCAAATAGCCAAAGGTATTGGAATTGATACGAAAACTATCAATAACTTTAAAGCCGACTTCCCTGAATTCTTCCAGTCTTTAAAGTCTTGGAAGGATCTGGCCGACAAAAACGTTGAAGTGGCCCTATATAAAAGGGCTTGCGGCTACAGCTGCAAGGAAACAAAGTTTGCCACAGCCGCCGGCATAATCACTGACGAAAAGGAATATATCAAGCATTATCCGCCAGATACAACCGCCGGCATCTTCTGGCTGAAGAACAGGCAGCCCGATGTTTGGCGGGATGATAGCAATATAATTATCCCTACTAATATAAAGGGTATCAGTATTGAGTTTATTGACGATAAACCGGAAGGACTCAAGCAGGCCAATGCTCTTGAGCTATCCGAGCAGGTCCGGGAGCTTCCGCCCCCTGAAAAGGGCTGAATCCGGATAAGCTGGCATAACGGGTACTTAGTCAACTTCGTCCATGGAGGAAACACTTGAGTTTTACAGGGACCGACAGCATACAGCACACACAAGAGAAGGACCGAAACCGGAAGGATATGGACATCAGATCACCCGGCACACCACTACATCTTGATCAATCACCCGGGCCTGGACTCGGCTATGTACACCTTGTCCGCAAGTGCTTGATATCATTGAACCGTTCGCTCCGGAATAGTTTACATAAAGCACGTTATCGGACGTTGGCTGCGATTGCCTTGTGCCTCCGCTGTTTGGAAAAGGATGCTTTGATCCCTGAGAGGAAAAGGCGATTGAGAACGTGCAGGCGACCGGGTACCCATACTATTAGTATCTATAGTTTGTATTTTTCACCGGAGAAGGGGCCCCGCGAGATGGCGTGTGCGAGATATTTGGAAAGGTACCGGAAATTTTGGAGGGTGCTGGGATGGACGATGTTTGAGGGGGTAGCCTGAAATGAAGATTTTTAAGCCAAAAAAATTAAGCGAGTCTTACTGGGAGTATCCTGCACATTATGCGTATTGTGCGAAGTGCCAAGAAGTTTATATAGATGATCTTCCAGGCGGGAAAATAATCCTGTGCCCGAACGGTTGCGAAAGTGCTGTTGAGCGTGGAATGAGTGAGTTGGAAGCGAGAAAAAAATTTCGACCTATCGGCATTCATTTAAGCAGCGGTTCCGAGGTTTTGTTTCCTGCAGAAGTTGAGGATGGCGATTATTTTGAAATCAACGGTGAGAAATATTCTCTTGAGCGGAGGAAGCTGTAATTGAGTATTCATAAGCCTGAAAAAAAATTCGACCTGCGGTCTCCATTATGTACTGTTCTTTCGGCATGGGCTGAGGTTGAGGTTAATCCAACTGGTGCCGAGTTTGTGTCTCCGGCTAAGATTGCTGTGCGTATTATAAAAGGGCTACATGAAGAACTTGCACTTTCAAAATACCGGAAAGATCCTGTGCCAGGTTTGCCCGAGGTGATGAGAAAAAATTTTCGAAAAGCCCAGCGGGAATTTGATGTGTATTCGTATGCCATGACCGCGAGTGATTTTAGTAAACCGCCGAAAAGGATTTTAGAATAAAGGAGGATGTGGGAATGAGCGACATTTTGAAAGTTATAACTGTTTACAGAATACCTAAATATCCGATTTCCGAGGGAGAAATTTCTAAGAGCATTCCGAAAACAAGCCAAAAAATAAGACTTTCTGTATTTTTTGATTCCGAAAACGACAACCACCATGCTGAGTTTGCGGAGGATGCCCCCCGGGAAGTCGTTGTTAAAGCTCTTATTATGTTGGCGGAGCGGATCCGGAACAAGGGAACGCACGAAAAATGAAGCCTAAAGTTCAGCTACCCAAAAAATTAAAATTTCTCCTGACGGAGCCATGGAGGTATAAGGTTGCGCGGGGTGGCCGTGGTAGCTCGAAAAGCTGGTCATTTGCGAGAGCCCTGGAGATATTGGCAACCCAGCGGAAATTACGTATATTATGCGCCCGGGAAGTTCAGACTTCCATTCGTCAATCCGTTCATGCTCTTCTCAAGGATCAGATTAATGTTATGGGTTTACAGCGGCATTTCCGCGTATATGATACAAAAATTTTGGCCGTAAACGGGAGCGAGTTTAGTTTTACTGGTTTGTCGGATTTAACAGTTGATACGATTAAATCATATGAGGGATACGACATATGCTGGGTTGAAGAGGGCCAATCGATTACAAAGCGGAGCTGGGATATTCTTCTTCCTACAATTCGAAAAGCAGGTTCCGAGATTTGGATTTCCTACAATCCGGAACTTGACTCAGATGAAACGCACGTTCGCTTCACCACGAACAAGCCGACCGATTGCATGAATGTAATAATGAACTGGAGGGACAACCCCTGGTTTAATGAAGTGCTTGAGAAGGAGCGGTTGAAGTGTAAGGTGAAGGCGCCGGATGATTATGATAATATTTGGGAGGGTAAGACCAGGGCGGCGGTTGCTGGCGCTATCTTTGCTAAACAGATTCAACAGGCGGTTGATCAGAGCCGGATTACTCAGGTTCCGGTTGATCCGCTGTTAAAAGTTCACCTGGTGATGGATGAAGGGTGGAAAGATAAGCAGTCAATCGGGATGTTTCAAAAGCATGCTTCTGCAATCCTGGCGGTTGACTATCTTGAGGATGATCATAAGACCATAGCCGAGTATTCCAATCTGTTGCATTTAAAAGGATATAATTGGGGAGTGCTCATATTGCCTCACGATTGTTTTCGAAAAAGCGTTCAAACCGGCAAGAGCTCTGCTGAAGTTTGGGAGGCTTTGGGCTGGACAGTCATAGATAAACAGGAAATATTTATTAAGGATGTGGAAGAGGGCATAAAAGAAGCTCGCATGCAGTTTCACCGGTTTTATTTTGATATGGTGCGATGCGCTGATATGGTCGAGCATTTAAAAAGATACCGGCGTAATATTTCACAAAAAACTCAGGCGGTTGGTAGGCCGGTCCATGATGAACATAGCCATGCTGGAGATATGTTTCGATATTGTGCCTTAAACATAGACTTAATGACAAATGAGGAATATGTTAAGCCTCACCCGCTTGAGGATCAAATATCTTTGGGCGATACGATTGGGAATGATGCCTGGATGGCTGGTTAATGGGAGATACGAATGAGTGAGAAAACAGAAAACGATAAAATTTTGCAGCGAGCGCGAGAGCAATTCCGGTTTGATAGAGAAGCGGATCGGGGAGAGCGCCTGCTTGCGATTGACGATTTAAGGTTTGCCATTGATGATGGCGGTGATGGCAAAATGGGTTATCAATGGGATCCGGAGGTTAGACGCCGGCGAACGAGTATGGCCACGCCACGGCCTTGCCTGGTGATGAACAAAATCCCTGAAAAAATTGACCAGATCGAGGGCGAATTTCGGCAGTTGCGACCGAGCATAAAAATTGTTGGTGTTGACTCTGCCTCAGATCCGAAATTGGCTACCATAATCGGCGGCATTATCCGGAATATTGAATACAATTCCATGGCCAGGGCCGCATATAATACAAGTCATTCCAACGTTCTACATTGCGGGCGGGGATCCTGGAGGATAGCAATAGCCGAGTGTACCGATGATCCATTCCAAAACGAGTTAAGGATAGAACGTATTCCTGATGCCATGGCGGCGACCTGGGATGCAACCGCAAAAAGAGTGGACAAATCGGATGGCAAGCATGTATTCGTGCATGAAGATATAGAAATTGAGGAGTTTAAGGCAGAATATCCGGACGCGAGCTTAGAGGATTGGCCGGATGATTCAACATATGAAGAGTGGCGATCTGATAATACCGTAAGGGTTGCTGAATACTGGTGGATAAAGGAAGAAAAGGCTACGGTTTATCGGGTTATCCGGAACGGTGTTGAGTTAACCGTTTGGGACAAGATCGATGGTGACGAAGAAATAACTTCCAAGGAAACAAAGCGGCCCAAGGTGCGCTGGTGCAAAATGAGCGCAAACCATATTCTTGAAGGGCCACATGAAGATTACCCGGGGCGCTTCATTCCTATCATCTTTGAATTCGGGAAAGAAATCTGTGTTGCTGGAAAGTTTAAATACCGCGGCATGGTTCGGTATGCAAAAGATCCTCAGAAAATGTATAACTATGCAGCTTCAAATGAGGCGGAGGGTTTGCAGGAAGGCAGAAAACCTTACCTTATGACTCCTAAAATGATGGGTACCCACAAGCTCCAATGGGATCGATCCAGTGTTGAAAACCAGAATTACCGGTATTTTGAACCTGATGGCCGTATGCCAAATTACAGGCCCACCCAGGAACCTCCGCAACAGGCGTCAAGTGCTCAGATATCGATGAAGCAGGGCATGGAACACGATATCATGAGTGCAATGAATGTTTATGCCGCTCAGATCGGAGATCAGGGAACCGAAATTTCCGGAAAAGCAATTACAGCCCGGGCAACACAGGGTAAAATAGGCGGGTTTATTTATACTGATAACTTTGAATATGCCCTGGTTCACTCCGCAAAAGTAACCGTGGACCTTATTCCATATGTGTATGACAATGAGCGCATTGAACGTATTCGTGGTGAGGACGGTAAAGAGCGCCTGGTGCCATTGAACGCGAGGCCAGGCAGCAGCATAATGCAAAGGCAAGGGATTCAAAAAGAGGACGTTGTAACATCCCAGGCGTCAGAATATATAAACGATTTGTCAATAGGTCGGTATGATATTGTTGCAAAACTTGGTCCTGCGTACTCAACCCAGCGCGAGGAGCTTCTTGAAACAATGATGAAATTAATCAAGCTCTTGCCGGCGCTCACGAACATAGCTCCTGATCTCATTGTTCAGTTAGTAGATGCTCCGATTACTGATGAACTGCTTAGACGGGTGCGAAAGATTGTTCCTCCAAACGTTCTTCCTCCTGATCCAGATAATCCTCCGGCTAAACCGCCAGTAGATCCATGGGTTATACTTGCCAGGAAAGAACTGCAGTTGAAAACATTGACCGAGATGCGGAAGGCGCGTGATGGCCAATTAGGCTCAATCGCTAAGATTATGAAGGCTGAGGCAGCGGAGAAAGGACAGCAGTTTAGTGAGGTTATGAACATAGTTGAGGCATGGCAAAAGGATATGGAAATGGCCCAAAACATAAATCAACCCGAACCGGCACAGGGCACAGATCCAAATGCAATGGGTAGCCCCTAACGCTCAAGGTAGAAACACTTAAATTGGTGGGTAGATGAACATCTTTAAAGTAGGATTTAATAAAGTATTAAAATATATTCAAATGTTTTGTCTCGTTATCCTTTGTTGTTTGCTAAGATTACAAAATGGATATTGGGCAAGCAAAGGAGAACTTTTGCAATTTATTGAGGGTAGATAATGCAATTATTAATCAGACTAAAAGACAATCCAAGGGCGGTCAACAACTCAAAAAAGCGTGGTGATGTTGTTACCGTCTTTCCTATAGAACACAACCCATCACCAATGGAAAAACTACCTTATTTCTTAGTTGTAGACACAGACGAAAAGGATTGTTCAGAATATTTGGAATACAGGCTCGAAGAAGAGGCGTTGACTATAGGCATGTTAAAAAAACAATGGGATGTAGATAAAACTTCATTGAGTGTCGTGTCCCCATATATGGATTTTATTCGCAAGCCGACCGAAGTAAAAACCTATGAAGATATAAATGGTGTCGGGATCGTTGTTTTGTCGGGATATCGGATTAGGCCGGTAGAGAAGAAATTCAGGCTCGATATTGATAAATTACTGGAAGTAGAGAAACAGACGCTTGATGTACTAACAAAAGCCGATACGTTTATTGAACTACCTGTAAAGACCGACCAATGGATAAGCAATGTCTAAATATATAGTTTGTACAACAGCGCAATGGACTAACGACATAACCCAAGGCAGTTATGATGGCTATGTTGGTACAAATGGAACCTATGCAGACATTGCTGCATGGGAGTCTGCAAGAGATGGTTTAGACGCAGCAGATGAAGACAGTATATTACATATATATGGAAGCCAGTCAACAACCGCTGTTTTATTCTTGAATGGTTGGACAGATAAAGATTCAACGCATTATATAGAGATTTGCAATAGCGACGATGGAACCAAGCATGATGGAGTTGTTGATGGAGTTGGTGATACCCTTACATTCTCCGGCACTCCCGGTACATATCTATTCCAGATTTACGAAAATAGCGTAAAGATTCACGATTTAAGAATATTATATACAGGCACATCTGTTACTACACTATTTATTGCTTATTATACATCCGGCGAAACAGAAGTATATAATAATGTAGTCCACATGACAAACGGTGCGGCCAGCACCAGTATTCTAAGATGTACCGGGGCCAACACACTAAACGCTCATGACAACTTTTTAATAGCCGAAGATTTGGGAGATAGCGGGTATAGTGTTTATGCCGATTCCGGGCCTTTAACTTTTATAAATAATACCCTTGTATCAAAAAACGGACGAGGCATTTTTGTAGACACAGGGGTTACAAATAATATTAAAAATAACCTTAATTTTGCAGAATCGGTATGGTATCTTGGAGACTCGGAAGCCGACGCAACTTATGAGGGTGTGCCTTGTGCTTCTGGTGCGAGTTATGCACCCGATGGCGTAAATTGTGTTTATTCCATAGATGAGTCCGGTACAAGACTTTTTAATGATTTGACTGCCAACGAAGAGGATTTAACACTTAACTCTTCCGGTGCAGCATTTGCAAGCATATCTACTGCGGGTATTGGGCCGACATCAGATGCAGACATATCAACCACCGACATCTTAGGGAACGCCCGATCAGGAACTAATTGTTGTATGGGGGCGTTTGAATATGTGGCATCCGGTGGAACAACAGTACAGATAGTGGCGGGGGCTATTGCCTATGCGGGGCAGGCGCTAAACGTAAATGCTAAAACGGTTGTTGAAATAGTGGCAGGAGCGATTTCATACGCAGGTCAGACATTCAAGGCAAGTCAGGCCGTGGCCATAGCAGCCGGAGCAATCAGCTATATTGGCAAGGCAGTTAAGGCGAACAGAGCAGTAGCCATTGCAGCGGGAGCCATTGCTTATGCAGGGCAAACACTCAAGTCTAATCTGATAATCAAAATAGGTGCCGGAGCCATAAACTATATTGGAAGATCGGTCAGCATTGCGGGTGATGTACTCGGTAGGGCAAAATGGCTATTATCTTTTGTGAGGAGGAGGAAATAATATGGGATTTTTAGATAAAATATTCAAGCAGAAAAAAAAGCAGGGTGTTAAGGTTGAAGGCTTTCCCGTAAGAGTTTCAACAGATGATAAGTCAAGGCCAGTCCTGCAAAGACAACGCATGCGGGCGGAAAGGCTTAAAATTGCAATTAAAAATGCTGCAAGGGACAACCAGCAGGAAACATCCCGATACATTACCATGAAGGATGAACTTGCCATTCTGGAACTCCGGATTAAACAGCATAAACAAAATGTTAGGGGGGCATAATGGCTTGGGTAATATTTGATACATTCATGGAAAAGCAGCACAATGGCAATGCCGTTGACCTTAACACGGACGATATCCGCTGTATGCTGGTCGACGATACGAGAGCGCCCGTACAGGCAACCGATACCACAATGTCCGATATTGATGATAACGAGGTATCCGGTGATGGTTATACGGCATTAGGTCACGACTTTGGCTCTCTTACGTTAACCCTGGCAGCCGGAACCGTCACATTTGATGCCGAGGATCCGGAGTGGACACAGGGGGCAACAGGTTTTACAGACGCAAGGTATGCTGTCATATATAAAAACACAGGCGTTGCAGGAAACGACACTCCTATTTGCTATGCTGATCTTGGTGGAGACAAGGGCAACAATGATGGCGATCTTACACTGGAACTTAATGCAGCCGGCATATTTGCAATCACCAATTCATAAATAGCTGCAATAACTAATTTATAAGAAAAAGGAGACAACAATGGCAGGGAACATGATGCACAAAGTAAAAAAGGTCACGATTGCGGCCTCCGCGAAAGTTTCAGCGGGGTTTACCATAGAGCCCTGGGCGATATTCTACGGTGCCCTGTTTCCAGCAATGGATGATGGCGCCGTTGGTCTTGAGCTTACCATTGATGGTGGCACAAGCTGGAATCCCGTTCTTGATCCGATAGATGGTGGCGATGCTGTATTATGCGCTTCCGGTTCCGACCCTGGCTGGATAGATTTTTCTGATTGGGTAAGGTTTATGGGAGACAATGACAATTATCAGGCAAGATTCGTTTCAGCGACAACGCAGAGCAGCGGAGCCGTTGTTATCAATGTAATGATGCGAGGATAAATGACTCCAAAAGAAATGGTTGACCAGGCTGTTATAATGTTGGGAACGCAAAGCATACTTCCTTCTTCTGCCAGGTTGGACAAAGTGGTTTATGATACCCTTGAGAAACCAGGCGGCCCATGGATTTATAGCCGATATTCAAGAAAGAATTGCGTTATGTTAAGAACTTTTATTTATGGGCTTATATCCCTGAAGTTGCCAAAAGACGACCGGTTTATTCCAGCCGGTTGCCAGGATTGCTGGAAAGTGGTTGTCCGGCCGGAAACATTAAAGGAGCTTTATGAATTGCGGGCCCTACAGGCGGATCTGGATTATCCTTCAAAATGCGGGATTGAGAAACGCAAGGAGGTTGATGCTCTTTATGGTGGGTATTGGTATTGCGCTTCCCAGGAGGAGGGCCTTGAACGACTTGCCCAGGTGCGCGACAGCTTAAAGGATACCCGTATGCAGGCATTTTTAAAGAGGGGTTGCACAGAGTATGAGACTGCGTTCGGCTATTCTGATCGGTGGAAAATCACTGAGCTTCAAAAAGCGATCGAGGAAGAAGTTTACGCAAGGATTGCCATAGACAATCCAAAGATGCCGCAAACAGCCAAAGAGCAGAATGATATTATGCAGATATGGGAAGATTTTGCTGATGTGGTCGGAGATAATTACTCCGGATCACACAGCTATGTAACATATGAACCCGCTTAACAGCGAGAACCCAAACAGAAAGGAGACAGCATGGATGAAAATGAGAATAAACCCGTAATTACAAAAGAAGATCTGGACGCCGGTAAGGAGAAATTTGCAGAGGAACAAAAAAAGCCTATGGGCACAATGAGCATTGATGCCTATGAAGATGGTAAGTTAAACGTATACGGTCCAATATCCAATGTCCCAATGGCCATGAGGATGATAGGCGGTGCGCTGGGTGTGGTAGCCAAATACAATGATCCTGGTGAGAGTGAGGCTGATTCATACAAACAGATAACCATTAAGATGCATAAAAATAAGGTTATTCTTCATTTGCCAACCGATGATCCGATTTTGTTTTTGCGAACAATGGCAAAGGTCTTAGAAATGATGGCTGACAAGTTTTATACGGCTGGCTTAAAAGTGGATACACCGGAGGAACCAGAAGAGAGCAGAATAATACATTAGGCTATACCTGTTTGGCCGAACGGGTTACGCAATAGCGAACAAAAAGGGGGCAACGTGGTGCCACGACACCATTGTTGCCCTTTTTTTGTTGCCACCAAATATTTAATCCGGACACGATCCGAGACAAAAAAGGAGAAATATCATGGCAGATGAAAACGAGAACACCCCTGGAGAGGGAGAAGGAACCGCAGCGCCAGAAGGCGAAGAACAAAAGGGAACTGGTGCAGAAGAAGAAAACAAGATTCCCGCCGATGAAGAAAAAAAGGAAGGTGCAGGCGGAGAAGAGGAAGGCGGAGAGGAAAAGGCTGGAGGTGAGGCAGAACCGAAGGAACCAACTATTCAAGAACTCATTGATAGCCAGAAAGAGCTTACCAACCGGTTAGACAAATCTGAAAAACGGGTTGGTTATCTTACTCGAAAGCAGGGTAGCTCCGCACAGCCGGCATTAAAACCGCTTGGTGATAAACCGAAGCAGGACGATTTTGAAACCGCAGAAGCCTTTACGGATGCACTCACAGATTACAAGGTTGATAAAAGAGAGCACGAAAGAGCCGATGCGAGAGGTAAGGAAGATACCGTTGCAGCACAGCAGGAATTCTTCCAGGAAATTGCCACAGGCCCGACCAAGTACAAAGATTTTAACGATGTTGCAAGGAAACGCCCCGAAGAGGGAGGCCCCACAGTTAATGAAACAATGTTAAGAGGGATGGCTGAATATTGCAATAATACCGTTGATGTAGCGTATTGGCTGGGTGAGAACGTTCAGGAATCGCAGCGCATAGCGAGGTTGCGTCCTCTTGATGCAGTTGCAGAATTAGTGAGGATCGATGCAAAATTTGGAGGGGGAGAGGGAGCACCCGAGAAAAAGAATCCTGGCCTGCCACGCAAGGAGGCCTCAAAAATTACCTCAACAAAGACTGTTGCCGGGAAAAGTAAAAACGAAACCAGCCTTGAAAATATGGGCATGGACGATTTTATGAACTCGCGCAATAAGCGGGACGGGGTAGAATAGAAAGGAGCCTGTAATGGCGAATGCTTTTGTTAATCCTACAGTTGTGGCAAAAGAAGCGCTCAGACATTTAAAAAATGAGTGTGTAATGGCCCGTCTGGTATTTCGGGGTTATGAGGAAGAATATATGAAAACTCATAATGGCTGGAACCAGGGTGAGTCGATAACGATTAAAGCTCCGGTTTATTTCCGGACAAAAGAAGGTCGAACGGTTGATACTGTTGAACTGTACGAACGTTCAACACAATTTACAGTCGATCAGTGGCAGCATGTTGCCTGGGATCTCAATGCCGAGGAAATGACATTAGATCTGGACAAATGGTCAAAGCGGTATCTCAAGCCGGCCATGCAGGCTTTAGCCAACAAGATTGACCGGGATCTCCTTGGTCTTTATAAGGATGTTCCAAACCAGGTAGGAACCCCTGGATCTACGCCGAGCACGTTTTTAGTATTTGCTCAGGCCCAGGCCAGATTGACCGAGGAGGCATGCCCTGAAGACAACCGGTGCTGTGTGATTGAGGCTCAGTCTCAGGCATATCTTGCTGATACCCTGAAGGGTATTTTTCAGCAGGCAATAGTCACCAAGGCAATCCGGAAGGGGCAAATCTCAGGTTCGTTTGCAGGGTTTGCCATTTATAACAGCCAGAACGTTAATACCCATACTGTCGGTACATGGGCAGTATTGACAGACGTTCAGAAGGATGGCGCTTCAAGTGAGGGTGACACGACTCTAGACCTGAAGTCTACGGGTACATCAAACACCCTGCTGGATGGCGATATCTTCACAATCGCGTCTGTTAATAGCGTAAATCCGGTGTCTGGACAGGCAACCGGTAGCTTGAGGCAGTTTGTTGTAACAACCGGTGCTGTAATGGACGGGTCCGGAGAAATTGCGTCCCTGGCGTGTACTCCTGGCACAGCGCCTCATGAGATTTATTCCTCAAGCGCTGGAGAAAATTATTTGCCTTATCAGAGCGTTAACACTCTTCCCTCTGGCGATGCAGCCGTAACAGTTGCGGGAACCACTGGCCTTGTTCATCCTGTCAACCTGGCATTTCATAAAGACGCTTTCGGCCTTGTAATGGTCCCGATTGAACAACCGGCCTCTGCAAGTTGGAAGGCAAGACAGAGTTATGAAGGGTTTCAGATCTCAGTGATCAGGTACATGACCGGATCAACCCTTACAGAAACAATCAGGTTTGATGTGCTTTACGGCATTAAAACCCTCAACCCGATGTTGGCATGCAGAATTGCAGGCTAAGACCAATAAAGTGACACTTATTGCCATAATCTGTCACATCTTTTAGCAATATTGTCATTATTGGGCAATTTGTGTCACATAGAAAGGAGAACAAAATGAATAAATTTGCAAGAATCCTTTTGGCGTTGGCTTTAGCAGTTGCATTTGTTGTGCCGGTCAATGCCGGAGTAAATGATCGATATTCAGGCATAGAGCTTGGTGATTCAGGAGACACCAGGAACGTTATTATCTGCCCTGAAATAGTTACATCTCCTGATACCCCTGTTTCCGGATTCAGCTATGTGTATGTTTCTGGAAACAATATCTATTTCCTTGATGATGCCGGAACCACTACAAGCATGATCGCCTCCGCTGGGGGTGGAGTTTCGAACCTGGATGAAGCCTATGATGGAGGTGGGGCCGGTGCAGGCGCCACGATTGCAGTTGATTCCGGTCCTGTTATTCTTACAGGAACCGCAGCAGCTACAAATACGCTTAATCTCACAGCCTCCGGATCAGGTCATGTTCTGGCCATAAGTAACTCTGGAACAGGCAAGGATATTTCCGGGACCGCAGGTTGGAACATAACCAAAGCGGGCCTTGGGACGTTTGCCTCGATCGGAGCCTTTACCGGAGTCGGAGATATTGATTTAGACGATGGCGCTGGCGCTTCTCCGACCCTTACCTTCACAGATGTATCCGATGAAACCTCAGCTTTTAGCAAGGCGGATTCAGGCGTTTTGAGCCTTACGACCGAGGCGGCTGATGGGATGAAAGTTCTTGTTGGCAACCTATGGGTTGGTAACGGATCACCTGGCACAGCCTCAATGGACGGGGAGGACTTTTATTGTGAGGGCGCAAGTGAGTTTGATGGTGCAGCCGAATTTGATGGAGCCGTGAATATTGATGGCGCTGTTGACATGGACAGCACTATGTCACTTGCTGGAGTTCTTACCCTGGCAAACGGTCTTACCATTGATAACGCTGTGAACAACTCCCTTGAATGGAACGAGAATTCCGAGGAAATAAAGTGGACATTTGCGAGTAATGCCCTGGATCTTGTTTCGACTTCCGGAGTGGTTGAGTTGTCAATTTTTGATAATTCAGCCGATGTGGTTATATCTCATGCCGCGAATGGTGCCGCTGATGATTTCTATATCAGCCAAACCGGGGCGCAAGATGCCTCTTTCTTCATTACCTCTGCCGGAACCGGTGCTGATGCTTTAAGTCTAAGCGCGACCGCTGGTGATATCGATGTAGATGCCACGTTGGGGGCTGTAACGATTTCAGCCAATGCAGCCGGCAAAGATGTTAACATTGATTCTGTCCTTGGTTCGATTTTCATAGAGGGAGAAGAGGACGCCGCAAATGCAATCCACATTATTTCCGATGGTGGAACGACAAGCGGTATTATTGTCCTGAATGATACAGGGACGGGTGACGAATCTATTTTGCTTGATTCTGACGTTGGCGGTATAACCGTTAATGCAAACGCAGGTTCAATAGATATCGAAGCTGTTGGCGGTACAGCCGGAGACGTTGGCATAAGTGCCGGTGATGATATGGGTATCACGGTTGCCGGAGACTTCACCATTACCGTGTCTGGTACGACCAGTTTAGCCGGTGGATCGATTACCAGTGTGCTTGAATCAGCTGCCGCTCTTGCAGCAATCTATACTGTAACGACTGGAGATTCTGGCAGGACATTTTATTTTGGGAATGCTGCCGAGTTTGACATTGAGCTCCCGGCATTATCAACCGTGTCTTCAGGAACTTCTTATCGGTTTGTCTGTACCGCTGCCCCTTCTGGTGTTGATTATACAATCATAACCGGCAACTCTCTTGAGAACTTAATATATGGGTCGGTTGTCGTAGACGGTGCTGCTATTCCCGGTGCAGCCGCAGATACAATCACATTTACAGCTTCCGCAGCAGCGGTGGGCGATTGGGTGGATGTGCGTTCGGATGGCACAAACTGGTATGTTTCAGGGATTGGAGAGGCCGCAACGGCCATAACCTTGACGCAGGCTGACTAATAATCATGAATAAATTCATAAAACAAGGGGGGGCAGAGGCTCCCCCTACCCCTGAAAAGGAGACAACAATGGCTAAGAAAGAAATAAAATTGGTTCCTGGATTTTTGTATAATGAGAAAGACTTCACATATCCTGCCGGAAAGCTGTTCACGGATATTGACGAACGGCAAGAAGCGCTGGATTCCGGATGTTGGCTGACAGGTCCAGGAACCCCCCCGGGCAAAAAACCTTTAGCTCAGATGAATAAAGCCGAGCTTCAGAAAGAAGGGGCAAAATACGGGCTTGACCTTCCTGATGATATGATCAATGAAGACATGAGAGTTGCTATCACGGAGGCACAGAAACCCTTGGAAGAGGAGTAAGTTATGACAGTTGCCGTTAGATTGGTCAGTGAGATAGTCGCGGGCGCATTTAAAAAGTTGGGTGTGTATGCACCAGGGGAAACCCTATCAACCGATGATACGGCTACGGGCCTTGAGGCGTTTGTGGACCTTCTGTCTGAGCTATCAATCGATGGAATGATAATCCCTGCATATACCGGGGTGGACATTACACTTGTTGTGGATCAGAATTCCTATACGATTGGAGAAAACGGATCACCCGACAAGGACACCACTCGGCCAGAAAGCATAGAGGGAGCGTTTGTAAGGGTGAGCGATATTGACTTTCCCGTTCAGATTATATCGCGGGAGGAGTACAATGCTATTTCAAACAAATCCGCCGGCGGTACCAGGCCCGAAAAGTTATGGTACAATCCTACGGTGCCGAACGGGACCATTTATTTATGGCCGGCCACTGCTTCAACCGACACGCTCTATATTTACACTCCGGACATTTTTGTCGATACAGCCACATTAACGATGGATGCGATGATTGCTCTTGGCATTCCCAGGCCGTATCATAATCCGCTTAAATTCCTGCTTGCAATAGATCTCGCGCCTGAACTCGGCATTGAGCCTTCTGTAATAGTTGTCAGCAGGGCAAATATTGGACTTGAGCGAATCCGGAGCGCGAATGCTGCAAACAGTTTTAAACCGGCGGAGGTTGGCGTTGCTCCAGCAGCAGGTCATAATCAAGATCTGATAAGGTACGGATAATGGCACATAAAAGAATTGAAATCCCTCTTGTTGGTGGGCAGTATATAGGCAGGTCCACGGATGTGGATGCCCAGGAGTGCATAAATCTATATCCCGATGCCAGCGCTAAAGGTGGAAGATCACCGGTCCTTCAACCCGTTCCTGGGCAAACAGAGTGGGGCGATTCTGGAAGCTCAGGAGAGGTAAGGGGGTGTTTCAAGTTTTCTGCTACAGTTATGTATGCCGTTATTGGAAATACGGTTTACAAGTTTGCTACAGCCGGAACGTCCACGGCGCTTTCTACCATACTGGATGGTTCTACAGGTCCGGTGCAGATGGTCAGTAATGACACACAGGTTATGATTCTCGATCTTACTGATTTTGCTGGATACGTTATCGAAAATGACGTTGTTACGGCAATTAATAGCACCTGGTCGACACAAAATGTTGAAACAATGCTCACCGAGGCCGGGACCGCAGCAATCGTTTCCGGAAGTCTTGAAGTGGGGCATTATTACAAAATCCTTGCTCAATCAGCAGCTAATTTCGTTGCTGATGGTGCAGCCAATAACAATGTTGGCACTTATTTCATGGCAGACGATACAACCGTTACGCTTACAGCCAATGATAACGTGTCAGAAATAACCTCAAAACTGGTCGATCCTCAATCTACCGTAACAGAGAGCAGTACCTCTATTTCATTTGCAGACACATATTGCTCAGATATCCTCTTTGGATTTAAGGATTATGGCGCCGCTTATTTTGGAGACGTAAAACATAGGTTTGCCTTTAATCTGTCTGCCTGGTCCGGAACTCAGTTTATCGGTGAAAACATAATATTGTGGGCGCTCAAAGATTATGTTGAAAACACGGGACTTGGTGTTGCAATAAGTGGTACAGAGTTTGGGATCAGTATGACGATAGACGATGGAACTAATCCTCATCTTAGCCTTTATAAAAAATGGGGGGGGTCATTGCTTAATGATGTGGTTGAAATAGCTTTAGCGACAGATTATTATATTGAGATCGAGAGGGCCAGTGATGCGCTTACAGCAAAGATATATACCGATGAAGCATTCACAACCTTGCTATCCGGTGGAAGCCTGGCATTAGATTTAACCACTACACACTCAGCAACATACAGATACTTTTTCCCAATTTCTACTGACAGGTCCGGTAATGCCCATACAGAAAAAGCCTCCGGCGTTATATCAGATTTAAAATTTCACGACACTGATTTTATAAAAGGAAGCAGCCTAACCTACCAGGATGGTTATGCGATTGTTTCAAATGATGATTCTAAACTATTTAATATCTCAACCCTGGATACAGCTTCGGTTGCCGCATATAACGCCTCTGACTTTACCAGATGGGCAACCCTGGACTATGAGAGCGTTGATGGTCTTAGCAGCCCGATAAAAGCCATTATCTCAGACCACAGCGAATTGCTTGCGTTCGGTGAGGGACGGATCAATTATTATTCGAATTCAGGCAATGTGGATTTTCCTTTCACAAAAACCCGAAATATTAATACAGAAGTCGGCCTTGGTGGCACAGCAGCATGTGTTGTGCAAATCGAAAACTCTTTGCTCTGGTTAGATGATGATTATAATGTCCGAATGGCCGAGGGATATAGGCCAGTAATAGTCTCAACCCCGGAAATCTCGTACAATATTCAGCAAATGTCGGACGTTTCAGACGCGATTGCCTTTGGGTATTACTATGAAGGCCATGCGTTTTACGTCATTACATTTCCAACTGCGGATAAAACATACTGTTACGATCTTCTCACAAGGGAGTGGCATTTAAGGTCTTCCGGTGTTGCTGGTGGTCGCTGGATACCTAATTGCTATTGCAACTTTGGAGGAAAGCACCTGGTCGGTGCATATAATGATGGTGTCCTATATGAGCTTGATCACACCGTTTTTACAGAGGACGGTGCTACCTTTAGTGCGACACGGACAACAAGGCATATAGACACATTGGGCCGCCTTATGATTTTTCACAGGCTGGAGTTGATTGCAAAGACCGGATCCGTGACGTCCGGAACTCCAGAGGTTATTTTAACTTGGTCTGATGATGGAGGTTATACCTGGTCGAATGAACATACGGGAAGCCTCGGAACAACCGGGGCATACGGGCAGAGAATTGTTTGGCGAAGGCTGGGACGATCAAGAGACAGAATTTTCAGGTTTAAAATTACAGACGCAGTTGACAGGGTTTTGATATCCCTGTTCGCTGACGTCACATATGGTAAATAATTATGGGATGGCCACAGGAACCAATCACGGATCCACGGAGCGGACGGTTAACGCCGAACTGGGAAAGGTATTTTAATAATGAACTCCAGCCGGTCATTGATGCAAGTCTTTCTCCGCTCTCTTCTGACGGGTCACTGTTCATACCGGCACCGAATATGGATCACGGTGCTCTTTATGGTTTAGAGTACGATAAACACCTTCAATATTTGCTTACTGCAGGTACCCGGGCCGGTGCAACTTCCCAGGCACAGGTCTTCACTTTAGGCATTACCGCTTCTGGCGATATTATCACGACAGAAGATGTGAAAGTAGGTGATGGAAAATATATTGGCAGTACTACAACTCCAACAGCTATTCAGATTGCAGCGAATGGTGATATTACTTTATTAGAAGATCTTATAATTGGTGATGGTAAAACTATTGGTCAAGCAGCAGGACCATTATTGACCTTTGATAATACGAATAATAGACTAAATCTCACAGGTGCAGGTTATTATGTAGATGGTAGTGCTGGTGGTGATTTTGTTACAGATGGTGGGTTTGATGCGGTTACCGAGGGGGCCGCATTATCATCGGGGCTTTTCACGGTTGGGAATTGCTATAAGATTGCAACGCATGCCGATGCTGATTTTACTACCGTTGGCGCTCCCGATTCGGTGGTAGGGACATACTTTAATGCCACGGCGACAGGTGCAGGATTGCTTGACGCTGGCGACACGGTGCTTCCGATTACGTTTACAAGCTGGACAGAAGGAACGGGGTGGGCACCACAGGCTACAGCGGGTGCACTTACCGGCAAAGTGCAGAAGGTTGCTGGATCGGCAAGCTATTTAACGCAAAGTGGTGTTTTGACCGCCGGTATAAATTATAGGGGTATATTTACATCAGTGGTTAGCGCTGTGGGTGGTCATTATTTACTGTTTGGGACAGCAGCGCGCGGAGAGATCCGTACCGCTTCTGGAACTTATACAGAAAATGTTACTGCGGATAATACAAGCATGCGGGTTGCTGCTGATGGGGCTTTCGCAGGGACAATTGATGCATTATCAGTAAAAGCTGTTGGGATAAATCTGACCTCTGATGGAAATGTTGTAATATCTGGTAAGGTTTCTGTTGGTGATGCAATAATAGTACTAGATTCTATATCTGTAGGAACAGCTAATCCAGCAGCAGGATTTAGCGGCACTGGAGACATTTATGCAACAAGCGGTATAAAGGCGATGGAAGGCCTGTACTCCGAGGCCGTGGCTTATGGTGCAGGTTTAGAGGTTGCAGATAATTCTCTGGTAGTTACTCACACAGGGACAGGTGCAACTTTAACAGCAGCCACGCAATTAATCACAGATGCAGGTGGGAGTTTTGACAGTA